TGGCGAACATGTGCGGCATTGTATGTTGTGAAGATTACTTCAGGGCGCGGGCCGACAGGATGTACAGGAACGCGGCGTTCGCGAGGGCGAGGAACAGGGTCGGCGCAGACCGCAGGAACATCGCAAAGCCGCGCTTCGGAGAGACGGACATGGCATAGACCTCCAGCAGCAAGACGAGCGCCGTAGTCAGACCCACAATCCAGAACATGATGTAAAAGTAGTCCACGACGACCTCATTCGAGATTCCCTTGGCTTCAGTCTCGGCGGGCATTTATATACTCCCAAGAAGAACAATGGGCTTTTCGGTTGTTCCTGTTGCGTTTGGCGTAATGATGGCGGTACTGGACTTGGTGATGATGTCCACTGTGAAGCAAGTAGGCACGGGCACATGGCCTGTTCGCACAGGACTGCCTTTTGCAACCTTGGTGTACGCACTAGAGCCGTTCCTTTTCCTTCAAGCCATGAAGTACACGGGCGAAGGGTTAGCAGTCGTCAATCTGGTGTGGAACCTCTCCAGCGACGTCTTGGTGACGCTGATGGGAGTGCTGTGGTTCGGGGAGAAGCTCCATGGAACCCGTTGGATTGCAGTGGGTATGAGTTTGGTTGCGTTGACGTTATTCGCGTACACAGACAAGGAATGAGGACCGCAGTGATAATCACAGGCCAAGAGAGGTCGTTGTTCCGGATATTCATGCACACCCGTAAGAACCTGCTGGAGCCTAACAACTCAACTGTCTTCTTGGCTTGCGAGACCATCAACCCCCCAGGTCTTATCAGTTGCTTTGATGGGATTGAAGTGGGTGGTGCAGACGTTCGCAACGGGTCGTTCCGTACTCCCGACTTCCGTGCATTCTTGGAAGTACTCCACTCGGGCGGTCGTCCAGCGCTGCTGGAAAAGGTCTTTGAGCGCAGCCGCCCAGAGCCGTGGCACATTGGGTACGTGCTCTGTGGAGCGTCCGTACTTCAGTACTACCAAGTCCTGAAGGCGTGGCTCATGGTGCTGGAGTACGAGAAGAAGCACAACATGCGGTTTGACGTGGTTGTCCGTTGGCGCACAGACGCCCTGCTTACCGAGAAGCTGGACCTGTCCGCTCTCCTGTCGTCCGACGAACTGACGTGCCGCAGTCTCGGAAACGAACGTATCCGCAAGACATTGACGCCGACAGGTGAGTCCACGGACAGGGTTGTGGTTACACTGGGTCTCGAACAAACGTGGTTTGCGAAGCGCGACGTCTTTGCCCTGCTTGGACCGATGATGTACATGTACGGATTCTGGGACGACGGGTCCAAATACGCCTTCAACTCCGAGACCTTCTTCGAGATCTTCTGTCAGATGAACCACATCACGCACTGGGTATTCTGCGAGGGAGATATATTCAACGAGAGGCACGCCAACAGTGCAGACGAAGTGGTCTCAGACCCGCAGCTGTTTTCGATTGCGCGTTAGACGCACCATTCATTATCTCAAAGAAAGTAACATGCGGACGGCAGTCCTCATGACAGGTCAGGAGAGGTGTCTCCGCCGTACAATTCATCTACTGAAGAAGAATCTGTTTGAACCAAACAATGCAGTCGTATTCTTGGCCTGCGAGTCCGATAACCCTGTGCGCACGACAGAATACTTCCAAGGCACGCACTATGGGGGGAGCGAGATACGCCCAACGTTCCGCACCGCCGAGTTCCAAGCGTTCATGAACTTGTTGGAGGTTGGCGGCCGCCCAGCAGTGCAACCCGAGGTGTTTGGACGGACCGCGGAAGGGTGGAGTATGGGATACCTCCGTTCCAGTGGGACCGTCCTCCAGTACTACCAAGTGTGGAGGGCATGGCTATTGTTGCTGGAATACGAAAAGGCGAACAACATGAAGTTTGACGTCGTGGTGCGATGTCGCCCCGATTCGCTGTTGGGCGAGCGATTGGACTTCTCTAAACTGACAACGGAGGCGGACGAACGTACCTGTCGCAGCATGGGTGTGGAACGCATTCGGAACAATTGCGAAATGACAGGACAACCCTGGGGAGACAAGGTTGTCTGGACACTTGGTCAGGAACAGTTCTGGGTTGCAAGGCGGGATACGTTTGCGTTGCTCGGTCCGATGGTCTTTACATTTGGATGCTGGGATGCAGGCACACCGTACGCATTCAACTCTGAATGTTTCTTCGCTCAATTTTGTCTACAGAATCACATCGCACAGTGGGCGTACGGGGACGGAAATATGTTCAACTACTCGCACCCAGGCGACGACGAAGTAACCTCAGATCCTGCGATGTTTTCCCTTCTTCGTTGAGCGGCGGCGCGTATAGCAGTTCTTGTACGGACGGCAACTTGCCCTCTGCGTGAACCCCATGCGACGGCACGGGGTCTTCTTGCAGTACTTCTTCGTCATCAACCGCGGCATCTTGAACCGACGGGTGCGACGGCGCCCCGCCTTCGGTGCTGGAAACAATTCGCGAAGCATGTCGAGCTTCTCCTCGGCAGTCAGTCCTTCTCCCCCCTCTTCGTCGGCCTCGCCGAAGACCGCAATGTTCTCTAGTGCCTCTCGTAACCGTGGAGTGAGTGTTGCGTCATCTCTGCCCGCTCGGCTCTGAATCCTGACTGCGAGATCCTTGTCACCGAGTTCTGTCGCAAGTGCGTGTCCACTTGTGAATATCTCCACAGACGAGGTGCCTTGCAGTTTATCCAGCAATTTCGAGGGAATTATTGTCTTCTTGTCACTCTTCGTCTTTGCACAGAGGGCCAAGAACATGTGCTTTACATCTGGATACTGTGCAGAAGGGTACTTCAACCCGTTCAAGGTATGATATCCCCAATTGGTGTATGTAGCTCCAGCTTTCTCCGTCAATGGGTAGAGATAGATAAAGTGTGCCTTGTCCGTCGTGGCGTCTTTGAGGAGGAGTTCATGAAGAGCCTTTCCAATCCCTATATTCTTGACTTTATCTTCAACTTGCGTTACACTGATTTCGGACAGGTACACATAGGTGCGTCCAAATCGCCTCCGTGTCTCTGCGAGCAGCCATCCAACAATGTCATCGCCTCGCTGGGCAACGTAGTGGCGGACCTTCTGCACCGTCTTTGCGCTTTTCTCGCATCCGTGTGTCCACGGTAATACCCGTGGGTCAAACTTCATTGATCCTTGGCTTATTTCCGCTAGAGCCGTAAGCTTCTTGATATCCTCTAGCTGTGTGTCGCAGTCGTAGGATGCGATTGTATACTCTCCGCGCTTAGGACCGTCTGGTGGAAGTTCCACCGACTCTATGCAGGCGTCCCCCATTACTTACGGCTACGACGAGTTTTCCGTGCACGACGCTTGTGCTTGCGGGTGCGGGTCCTCCGACCACGCCCCGTCAGCGCCCTCAGCGCCGTCACCGCGCGAAACCCATGTCCAGCCGCAGTAATATCTTTGAACCTAAATCTGTTATCATAAACTTCGTATATTGGCTTGCCCTTCTCGTCCTTCCTGCCCGTATCAAATTCAGCTTCGCCATTTGTCGTCTTCTTGTACGTTCCAGTCCCCATGAGCGTAGGGCTCCCGACGGCCTTGACGCGGGACACACTGTATATCGTCCCCGGCTTCAAATTTTCAAACTCAGTGGGCATTACTAAACGCTCCGAATAAACTCCCAATGCAGGTAGTCACATATCTTCTGCCAGATGTGGTCATGCGCAATCAAGCGGTCCCGCGACTTCAACAACGGGAAGTAGACCTTGTACTCATCCAAGTCGAGCAGCTCGAAGAACTTGTACAGGATGTAGCTGTACGACAGGAAGTTCGTGCGATCGTTGGGGCAGTACAGGAGGAACGGCGCCTGAATCTCCTGAAACATGGCCCGAATCTTCTCCTCAATCTCGGGGGTGATGGTGGGGGGCGGGTTGCCGTTCAAGCGCGACAGGATGTGGGCGGCATGCTCATAGTACTTGGACCTTCCCAGCTTCTTCAGAATCTCGCGAATCTCCTTCTCCGTCAGGTCGGCAATATTGTCGATGCGACGTTTACGGATCTCCAGTACCACTTCGTTCATCACCTCCTCGGGAATCATCGTGGACTCCTTGGCCTGAAACTGGTTCAGGATCTCGTTGAGATGGTTGATCTTCTTGTACGCGTAATTGTTCCGCTCCTTCGGGGGATCGCGGAACGACTGAAAGTCCGAGACTACCAGCGAGTACTCCTCGGACCCGCACTTCGGGCACACCAGAATCCCCTCTGAACTGATTTCCTCACGGGCCACGTTGCACTGGTTGCAGTGTTCCGTCTGCAACTGCGTCATCTCGGGCGTCGCACCCAGCTTCATACGGGCCGCATACTCGTCAAACATCTGCTTCCTCGTGGACCCAGTGTCGGTGGACGCCGCCGTCGCAAAGTACTTCAGGAACGTATGTGCATCCTTGGGCGCAACCGTTGTCGCGGACGTGCCCCCCGAATCGCGATTGTAGTACCCCATCAGGATATCCATGTTCTTCAAGTAGTACTCCTGCACAGGGTCCGCTTGCACAGCCTCTGCTTCCAGCTCCTTGGCTCGGGCTTCCCACTGCGAACACTGAATCACGTCTCCAATCTCGTTAGACCCCTGCACGGACGCAATCTTCTCTCGTAATCCCGCCAACTCCGCATCCGCATCTGCCTTGGACTGGGTTTCCCGCAGTCCCTGCACAATATCTTGGTGAACCGAATCGAGCGTCCCGATGGACGCCGATCCCGTTTCCCGTATCCGTCGCACCTTGAATACATCCATGGTGTCTATTGTGGCTGTTTATGTAGATGCCTTCTGGAGCGCCTCCATCACTTCCTGCATGAAGGCGGGGTTCTGGCAAATCTGCGGTCTCTGCTTGCGAACCGCCGCCAACAACGTCGGGAAGTCCAGTCCGAAGTTTTTGCACATGAAGTACAGCAGCAAGAATGCTGAGCGGTTGATGCCCGCTTGGCAGTGGACAAAGACAACGGCATTCGGGGCACGCAGGAAGGTTCGCATTGCGGTTTCAAATGCAGGGTACCAGTCTAGAATCTTGACCTGCGTGGAGTCGTGAGCGTCAAGTTGGGCGTAGCGACTGGGGTATGACCGCTGAAACCACGCGGGAGAGTTCTCGCCGTATGCGCAGTTGATGACGTGGGTGACGCGATTGGCGTTGACAAAGAACGGGGTCAGGGACGCGCCCGCGCCCAAGCAGATGTTGGGATAGACCCAGGCGGGAGTACTCATTGCTTATTCACTCTCAAGCCTCTTAAATCCCCACGCTACCGAGGAACACAGACAGCAAGTGGGCAATCACGACCGCGGCGCCACCGAGAACGCCAGCGCCCTGCCACGAGACCACACCGCCACTGGTGTACATGGACGGCAGGTACTGGAGGAGCATGTTGCGCGGCGTTGACAGGGAAATGACAGCAGCCGCCACAAAGAAGCAGAAGTACAGTTTCAGGTTACGGAACATGAATCCCATCTGAGGCAGGGTCGGCTTGAACGACGGAATCATTGAGCCCTGCGTCGTCTGTTCGGTTGACGGCATGGGAATCAGCGGGGGCGCAGACTGATTGCCTTGCGGCGAGGGAAGCAGGGCATCCAAAGAGGTCGAGTCACTGTCCATTGTTTATACTGAAGGCATCTTTTCGCAGACCGCATCTTCCACGCGGTAGCGATAGCACTTGCCATTCACTCGGTTCGTCTTGGTTCGCACATCGTCCAGCGGCAACGCCAGAGTGTAGTGGGTCACAAAGTCGCGATGGAACAGCAAGGCCGCAAGCCCGAGTCCAATGATGAAGGAGAAGAACGGCTTGGCCCGTTCAATTGCAGAGGTGATATTCAGCATTCCCTTACTTCTTAAGAGAGGCAAGTAAGTTGAACGAGTCTGTCTCGGACGTGCACGGAACCTCCGTTGCTTCTATGTGGACGCACCCTGTATCTGTGTGGTACACCAGCTTCCCGTCGGACGGGTCGGGGACCTTGGACACTGTGCGACGAGGAGGGATGACGACGGACGACAACAACAACCCGACCGTAACACCCGCTGCGAACCAGATACCATCAAGTGGAAGTGCCATTATCTATTGGAGCGGTTTGTAAATCTGGCTGTCCACAAAGAACCACATTGCGAACTGGATGCAAAAGGACCACACTGGAGCTAGAGCCGCAATGAACGCCATTACGTACTTTGTAATCCCAATCTGCGCAAATACGGCTGCGAACAATGCGAACCACTGTCCATACTCTCCAAAATTCGCCTTGGTCGCGGTACTCCACCTGAGGTTGTTCTTGCCCATGTGGTCCCACATCTTGTACGCCCACACAATCATCAAGACCCAGAACACGGCCACCGCGAACCAGAACTGAATCTTCCCTGCCACCAAGGCCGCAGTCCAACTCAGTTCACCTGGCTTCTTCAGAAACAGACCCCACGCGCTCAGCTTCCCCAAGATGATAATGTCTTCCATTCCGAACTCCGAGGAGTGAAACCCCTCTGGGTCAATGTATTTGACGAGCAGAGTGGGGGGTTTGAGTTTGATAGCGGCTGCCGTGTCGTCGTCCTCCACTATCGCGTTTGCGTCCTTGAGGTCAGCAAACAGGGACTTCATCGGATATTCAACGTAGCCGTAGGAAATCTGGGGCTTGAGGTACTTGATGCAGTCCACATTCTGCTGCCCGAAGGTGAAGATTGCACTTACGATTCGCAGGCCCCGAGTGTCCACGGAAGGAAACGAGTAGGAAGGTGGAGACGGGATTGACGGCACGGACACCTGAGGCACCGTTGCTATCCCAGTGTTGCTCATATTGGCATCCACATCCCGTCCTGTTGGCCTAGGGCTTACCTTCACGGGAGGAGGGTTGCTCATATTGTTAAGAAGCAAACACAAGATTGGCGAGACCGCTCACGACACGCAAGTAGTTGTAGGACTCCACGTACGCGTTCACGGTGTAGGTATACGCAAACACCACCGTCGCATTGTTGGAGTTCTGAACGATGGTCAAGACTTGATCGGGCGTGTACAGCGAAAGCTGGCCTGGAGGAATGACGACTGGGTTCGTGCTCAATGCAGTCGACTTCAGTACGCACACGGTTGTAGTGGTAGCCACTGGAATCGTCTCTGTAATCACAGTTCCCGGAGGAACGGTCTGCGAGGGCGTAACGGTATACGTGGACCCGTTGACCGCAGTGATGGTGGTTCCCGCCGTCACGCCCGTTCCAGACAGAACGGCACCAACCACAAACGGTCCGCCCGACGTTAACGTCAGCGTAGTCCCCGAGATACCGCCCACGCCTACGAACTGGAAGGTCTGATTTGTGGCGGGCAGGGGCTGCTGCAGTGTCAACCTCAGAATGGGCTTGTTGATTTTGCTCCCGTTCGCGGCTCCCGACGGCTGGTATTCATTGTTGTTGAGGGCAAACGAGTACATGTATACACCCGGAAGCTGGTATGGGGTCGTACCACTCGCAAAGCGGTAGGTCTCCAGCAACGAGTAGTACTCGGATGGCTTGACCTGCAGACGCTCGTTGCCATCGAACAATATAGTGCCGTCAATCACAATGTCCCTTGGGAACACGGATGTCACCTGCTGCTGCCCAGACGCATATAAGCTGGTTGCCACATCTGACGTATTCGCGCTCCACGGCGCCCGATTGGGATTGGGCCAGTTCGTGTAGTTATCCCATGCATTGGTCGCCGTGCTGTCGGACCGTCTCGCGACCCATGTAACGCGCGTCACCAAGTTCCGCATGGGAAGAAGCAGGTCTGTGTTCGGGCCATACTGTCCTTCTGTCCCCACGAAGCTGACTTCCTTCAGCAGATAGCTCTGGTCCGCCACTGCCAATTGGTTCATTTCCTGTTCGGTAAGGTAGAAGAAGTTGCACTCCAAGTACGGATCGGGGTTGAAGTTCGCAACACCTGCATTTGTCGGACTTCCGTTAGGCAGCGTCGGTGTCAGGAACAGATTCAACGGATACGACCCCGTCGGACGGATACGTTGTCCGTAGGTGGGGGAGGTGGGCACGACGTCAATCACCGTGTACAGATAGTTCAGGGGACGGAGTACTACGTTGATATAGACCTCCGTGTTCTGGAGCGACACCAACGGCAACGCAGAGCCTGCGGACTCGCAAAACCAGAAATGCAGGGGCACCACCAGCTGACGAGAGCGAATGGACGGCTCGGGAATGGTCGCACCTGGGAAAATGAGGTTTCCGTTTGCGTCGTAGGCGGGAGACGTATATGAGACTGCGTGGGGGTACTGTCCTTGGCGGTCAAAGGCGTTCGCGGGGTCGTAGATATCGGGCACATTGCCCACCATCTGGTTCACGGTGAGCTGTTTGGTCCCATTGAACGTCAAGTGGGAATACAGCTTCAACCATTCACCAGGAATCGTCTGGATGACCTGTCCGTTCATCGTGAGTTCAATGTGGTCAATCAGATTGTACCCAATGTTCGGAATCCACTGGAACTCGTAGCCAACCGCAGTGCACCGAGGGTCAAAGCCCGTAGGCGGCGCCACAGACAGAGGAACCAACGGAGACCAAATGTCGGGAAGCGTCAAGACCACGTAGCAATCATTCAGCAACTGGGCGTAGCGGTCAATGCGTGCAGACAGTTTGCGTGTCTGGGCCACGTCAAAGTTGAGGTTGGAAGATGAAAAGTCCACACGAATATGCTCCATGGCAAAGTTCGTGTGGCGCTTGTAGGTGCTGCGGAAGTGGGTCATGGACGGGTTGCCGTTAATCAACTCGTTCTGGGCTCCCACGCCGACTAACTGGAGAAGCGCACCAGGCATTTGTAGTTAAGGAACATCATTGTTTAATAGAGAACACCACCACTCTGCGAGCAGCAGTAGGACGTAGTGGTCTCGCCTAGCTGAGTACACGTGTTGTTTCCACGACACGCAGCCGCCACGGTCAAGTGGTACTGTGCTGCAGCATTCGCCTTCAGGCTGAGGTACGTAGACGGAACCTTGTTCTTGCCCGCGGGCGGGTCGGCGGTGTATGACTTGGCGATGATGTTACGCTTGTGACGCGTCAGATAATCTTGGGCAGAGTTGACCTGCATTCTATTTATACAGAGCGGAGAGAATTACACAATGCGCTTCGTATTGGTTAGCACACACGTAGACCAGACCACTGGATACGCCAAGGTGGCCTACAACCTCCTTCGTCAGGTGTCGTCTATTTCTCCAAAGGTCAAGACCTTCCACTTTGGATTCCAGCGCCACCCCGACCGAAAGAATGTTCGCAAGCTCCCCGACGGAATCGTTGGGTACGATGCCGCGTCAAACGAGGACCCGCGCGAGGAGGGCTTCGGGTTCAACAAGATCGCGGAGTATTTGGAGATGGTGCGCCCCGACGTGGTCATGATTTACAATGACCCGCTCATCATCTGCAAGTTTATCGAGGCGATGAAGTACGACAAGGCCACCTCGCCCTTCAAGCTCTGGCTGTACGTGGACCAAGTGTATCACGGCATTGCCCAGCCGTTGGTTGACCTTATGAACAAGAGTGCCGACCGCATTTACTGTTTCACGCAGTCGTGGGCAGAGACATATGCATCGTACACTGAAGGGTCCAAGGTACCGGGTGTCATCGAGCACGGTATTGACGCGGCCGAGTTTACGTGCATGCCTCGCGAGCAGCGGTTAGCTCTTCGCCGTAACCTGAAGATTCCCACGGATGCCATCGTGTTCCTCAATGCCAATCGCAACAGTCAGCGCAAGCGTCTGGACCTCATGATCATGGGGTTCGTGAAGCTGCTGTCCACGTCTAAGGATCCCGTATACCTGTTGGTTGTCACGGCTATGAACCCCCAACACGGTGCGTTCTACGATCTGCAGCGCGTTTTTGTCACTGAGCTGAAGCGGGCGGGTCTGTCCCCAGAGGCCTTCGCCAGCCGACTCATGATTGTGGACACGGCGCCTCCGAACACGCTGTCGGACGCACAGATAAACGAGATCTACAACCTGACGGACATTGGAATCAATACATCGGATGGTGAAGGGTTCGGTCTGTGTCAGCTGGAGCACCTGTACACGGGGGCGCCGCAGTTGGTGACGGACGTGGGCAGCTACCGGTCATTTCTGAACGACGACGTGGCTGTGTTTGTTCCACCGTCAGGTATGCAGTACTTTGCAGGATCCATGCCGCTGGGTTTCTCTGCGCCCACCTTTGACCCTGACGACGTTGCCATGAAGATGCGCGACATCATCGAGACACTGGATACGCGCAAGGCGGCTGTGCGATCGTTCCCCTTCAAGAGCTGGACGAAGATCTGTGACGGCTGGCTGGAGGACCTTCACCTCGCCTCGTAGGTCGGCCTGCCTTCAAGCACCCACCGAATCTGTGTCTCGGATATCTTGCGACCCACAGGAATCAGACGGTGGTTGTCATCAAACGCAATCCCATCAAACACCTCTGCGGTCATCGGGTCAATCAGGAACAGAATACCCTTGATGACAACGCGCTGGAGCCGCCGCGACTTGCGCTCCATGTTTCGCAGATACGTGGCGTCTAGGTCCTCGGACTTCACCGACGACTTGAAGGCTAAGTCTTCACCCGTAATGGTGCTGTCGAAGCGCATGCACGAAATCACTGGCTTCTCCTTGGCGTGGAGCTTCCGGTGAATCTCGCAGTCCACAGCGGCTTGCTTCAGCAGGGTTCCAATCTTCTGGTTCACTTGGTTCTTCTCAAACGAAATCTCGTAGAGATACTCGTCGGCCGACATGAACGTCTCCACGGGTCCACCGCCTTCATACCGCTTCATTGCCGTGTCGGCACGACGAATGGGCGTGATGTTCGGAAACTCATTGGACTTGGCCTGCTTGTCTGTGAACACCGCCACGTAAAAGCTAATACGCACTGTCCTCTCCTCTACGGGGAGCGTTGCGTGCGAGCAAATACGGATAGCCCGACCAATGACTTGGTCGTGGCGCGCAGGAGTCCAATGCGGCTCCAGAATGTGGACGTGACGCACATTCGCAAGCGTGATACCCTCTGCGCCAGAGGACGACGCCATCAGCAAGCACAGCAGCTTCTTCTCTCGGGCCTGCACACTGGTCTTCAAGGACGCGGGGAAAGAGGACTCGTACTTGCCGTTGAAGATCTGGCGTGTCATTTCGCGCTCTTCCGCTGACTCCTGACCCGTGTAGAAGGTGTACGCAGGCTTGGCGGGGTCCATCTCGCCCTCTACCCACTGGCCGTTGGTCTTGACAATCTTGTACACCTGCCACCCATTGGCCTCCAAGACAGCAGAGAAGACGCCCAATCCCTCCAGCTCGCGGTACTGCGAGTATACGAACTGGTTGCGGAAGTCTGTGCCGATGGACTCTTGGATGTTCTTCAGCACCTTCAAGAACTTCGGACTCAGTGTCGCCAGTGCCTTCTCCGACAGGTACTTCTCTGGATTGGCCTTCAGCTTGGCCAAAATCTCGGGCTTGTCGGCAACCTTGTCTTCCGACAACTCCTCGCCCGTCGTCACGCGCAAGTCCCCAGGCACAGCGTAGTTGCACGCCAATCGCGACAATACGCGGTAACTACCTAGGTTCTCGTCCATGGACTTCTTGCCCTTTTGCGAATCCATCTTCAGCTCCACCCAGCGCTGCTGCAGGTAATGCGTGAACTGCTCCTCCGACATTGGAACCTTCTCCAGCATCTTCTCGTCGTCAATGCGTCGGGGCAACATCCGTTCGTCGGCACCCTTGAAGTACGAGACCAACCCCTGAATGCGCCGCTGGAACAGCAGGGGGTTCTTGATGGACAACCCGTCCAGAAACATGGAGGCGAATTCTCCGTAGGGAGAGGGCAAACACTCAAACTCCTCCGTCGTCACGCGCTCTACAGCAATTTCGGCACCACCCAGCTCTGTTTCAACCTTGACCTTCCAGCCGTTAATCCAGTCGGCGGGGACTGCGACCCACTTCATGTCGGCCTTGTACTGCACGGCAATGCGGTCGCCCTTCTCATTGTAGACGGATCGGAACTGCGGGGGATTGCGGGTAATCATTACCACCTTCTTGGCCGCATTGAATTCAATGGTATCCACTTCGGGCTGCTGACGGAACGTAGCGCCCATCTTGTCCTCGTCCCAGCCCTCAATGCGCTTGAACGGAATGGTGATGCGCTCAATAGGTCCACGCAGCAGGTTCATCAGGTACGCAATCTCGTTGGGGCGGTTGATGACGGGAGTGCCCGACAAGGCCACAATCTTGCACCGCTTGGCGTGGTAGAGTGCTTGATAGACGGGACCAACCACACCTTCCTTGTCGGCGATACGGGAGATGAAGTTGTGGACCTCATCCACAATCACCACCCTGTCCTCAAACGGATTCGGGCCGTCCTCGGGAACCAGCTCCTTGACTGCCGAGCGCGTCAGTCCGTTGTAGTTGATGAATGTGTATCGCTGCGTCAGGATATCTTCAATCTGCGCACGGATCACATCCTGCTCCGTCTTGGGCAGGTCGGCAAAGTTGGGGGCTTGGTCGGGCACGGTGGAGAAGAAACGGTTGGTGCGGTCAAGGAATCCGTCGGAGATACCCATGGTCTTGGCTGTCTTCCGTGTCTCTTCGTTCAGCTGCTGCTGACGCCAATGGTTCTCGTAGGCGTAGATGGGGTCGCCGCACTTGCGCAACTCTCCAATGTAGTTGGCACGGAGCGACGCGGGGGTCATGACAATCACCTTCATGGTCGTCAGCAGGGACTCGGCCACTGCGATGGACGAACAGGTCTTGCCCGAACCCAAGCCGTGATACAGCAGAATGCCGCGATACGGCGTTTCAATGAGCATGTAGTCCCGAATCAGCTTCTGGTAGTGCAGTAGCTCACGGGCATTGGACTGTTTCAGGCACAAGTCCTCGTCCTTGTCGTCCGCATCCTGCGGTTCACGGGGCGACTTGCGGTACTTCAGAAAGGTGCGGGTAATAAAGTCCGCAAACGCCTTTCGGTTGGGGAGGACGTAGCTCATTGTTTTTCGCCACGATTTGATAATGGAGGGTATCACACGGAAAAACCATCGCATCTGGATGGTGTCTATCTTCCTCTTCCTAATGGCGGGGTTCCTGTACCTCAAGCCCCAAGTCGCGTTCGGGCGTGAGGGACGGATTCGTCCGTTCGGGACGGGTGACCGCGAGGCCACTGTCTTCCCTGTGTGGTGGTGGGTGTTCGTGCTGAGCGTGGTTGCGTATTGCTTGACCGTATACCTCGCAAAGTTTCGCGTGTGAGCACAATGGGTAAGTGTCCGTATAAGAACATCGCGGGGGAGGTTGGAAAAGGGTGGCACCAATGGAGGTTCCTTGGCTTCTCCATCGTGGATGTGGTGGGCACGTTCTTCCTCTTTGCTGTCCCATCGGCGTGGTTCTTCAAGGGCAATGTGTGGTTTCATTTCTTTGTGTGGCTGGTAATTGGTGAGGTCTTCCACTACGCCTTTGGCTCCCAGACGGCGGGTCTGACGGCGCTTGGGATTGACGTTCAGTGCGATGACTCATAGGTCTTGACAATCTCCGTCAGCTGGTCCAGCATCTTGGCGCGCTCTACGTGGTGAGGTCGTACGTATCCGTGGCACTCAACCATTGTCTTCCAGCCAATCCCTGAAATCTCCCGCTTCTGCATGTAGGTCATCTTCTGGCCTAGATTCACGAGCTCGGGTTTGGACAGCAGGGCCACAAAGTAGACGTGGCGGTACTGCACGCCGTTCAGCCCCGTGAAGGTCTCTTCCAGTAGAATGTTGTTCAGAACCACATACGCCTCGCGGGGCACATTGGTCTCCTCTCCGAATTCACGGATGGCACACTCCAAGTCCGTCTCTGTGCGCACGCGACGGCCCTTGGGAAATCCCCACTCGGGCTCGGAGTAGACGGATGCAAAGTCCGTTACTAGCTTGGACGTGTCCAGCGACGAGAACTTCTCCTTGGAGACCAAGTACTCGTTGGACGAGTGGTCGTCGCCCCACAGCTGGCGCCACAGCTCGTCAAACGGCTTATGCGCAATATCCTGTTGCTCGCTCGTCGTCATGTTAGACAGCAAGCGTCCCACGTACTCGCTGTTCGCAGGGTCGTACTTACCCCGCATGAACTCCGCGAAACTCATGCTGTCCTTGCGGCGAATCATCAAGACCCGCACAGTCCCGACAGCCGCGGGAATTGTGGGCGTCTCGAGCACCACCAACCCACAGGACAAGACTGGGTCCTTGCATCCCCTGAACACGTGTCCTTTCTCTCCGCAGTTGTTGCAATACATTACGACTGTGTTTCGTTGTGGAGGCAGACTCCGTTTTTCCATTAATCAAATAAAGAAGTTCCCTTGTAAAGCACAAATGGGCGCGACTACAAGTGCACCCCAGTTTCCAGCGGGGTACTTTCCCCAAGGACCCGCTGGGTACGGACCGACCATGCCTGCGGTTTCGTCCATGTCCACAACATCGTCTGTCATGCTCGGTATCTTCGTTGGGCTCCTTGTCATTGTCGTGGTTGCAGCTGCAATGCGGGCAACGACAGCGACAACAACCGTGGACCAAGCGCCTGTGCCGATCTCGGGCAAGACGGGTGGGACCATTCCTGCTACAGGTATCCCATTGAATCCAGGGTCCGATTACGCCCTCGAGTTCTGGATGTTCGTGCAGGATTGGGACTACAAGTTTGGTACAGAAAAGGAGGTCCTGATGCGGACGGCGACGGGAGATCCGACCATCGTGAGCCCCCGTATTACGCTGCACCCCACAGACAATACTCTTAACGTGTACCTGACGACCTACGTGTCGGGCTCGACTGCGGCAGCTACCACACAGCCAGGCGCGGCCAACGGTGGCTCGACCAACGGGACAATGTTTGTGTGCGCAGTTGAGAACATTCCCCTGCAGACGTGGTTCTCGGTGTCCGTCACGGTATTCCAGCGGAACATGGATGTGTTTATCAACGGAAACTTGGTCAAGTCCTCGGTCATCCCTGCCGTACCGCGGTCGGCCACGGGCAACCTGTTGGTGGGTGCGAACGGTGGCTTCTCCGGATACGTCTGCAATGTTCACGGAAAGGGCAGTCAACTCATGCCCGCCGAAGCGCGGTCGTTCTACGCTGCGGGTACGAGCTGCTCAAGCCTCGTCAACTCGGGGGGCGCAGCAGGTCCCACGGGCACCGTATACAACCTGTTCGGCTACACGATTATCATTGAGGACCCAAGTGGTAAACAGGTTACGGCAACCTCTATTCTCAGTCCTGGTTCCAACGGTCTCACTTGGAATCCATTTGCACGAGACGTGTCCAATGCTCCGATTGTGGCTCAGTGTCCAGCCAACAAGTTCAGCACCACGGGCACTGACACGGATGGACAGGGTACGGGATGCAAGACCTGTCCAACGGGTGCAACGTCGGTAATGGGCTCAACGAAGTGCACGTGTCCCACGGGCAAGACATGGGATATGTCGGGCAATACGTGCAGTTAAACGAATTACAAACAAATCATCAACTAAAGGAATGCGCCTCCTTCTGAAGTTCCCGACGCGGAGTCGGCCCCAGCAGGCAATGAAGGTTCTTCAACAGTACTTCAACATGGCAACGAACCCGAAGTCCATCGGGGTTGCCATGTCGTGTGACCGAGACGACGACAGTATGACGCGGCCGCTAGTCAAGGACGAGTTTGCCCGAATTCTAAGCCAGTTTGGATGGCATCGAATGTACTACGGGGACAGCAAGACCAAGATTGAAGCGTGCAATGCCGACATGGAAAAAATTGAGTACCCGTGGGACATTGTCGTCTTGGTGTCGGATGACATGATTCCGATACTCAAGGGGTACGACGACGTGGTTCGCTCCCACATGATGTCTTCCTTTCCCGACACGAACGGAATTCTATGGTTCAACGACGGCCACCAAGGAGACAAGTTGAATACTCTGTCCGTGATGGGACGGACCATGTACCAGTCCTTCGGCTACATCTACCATCCGTCCTACAAGAGCTTTTACTGCGACACCGAATTCACGGACCTGTGCAAGACAAGCCTGAAGAGCAAGTGTCTGTACGTCCCCGCCTGCATTGTTCGTCATGAGCACCCAGGGAATGGATATGGTGGAGTTGACTCGCTGTACCAGAAGAATCAGCTTGCTTGGAATGTAGACATGGACAATTACATCAATCGCAAGCAGTATCCCGTTGACTGGACTATCATGATTCCAACCATCCCTGGACGCGAAGTCAAGCTCCAGAGCTTGGTTCAGTCCATCCACGACCTGCACCAGCGCATCTGTCCAGCGATTCGCATTGCCATTTCAATCGGGTTCGATAACCGCGAAGCGACAATCGGAACCAAGCGCCAAAACATGCTTCAGGCCGCAGAGGGCAAGTATACGTCATTTATTGACGACGACGACAAGGTGACTGCCGAATACTTTGAGGATGCCGCAGCGTGCATCGCGGGTAACTTTGACTGCATGCGCCTGCGCGGGCAGATTTCCCAGTGGACGTTCACACACAGCATCGCGAACAAACTGACCGATCCCATGGCGAACGAAAGCACCTTCCTGCGCCCACCCAATCACTTGAACGTCATGAAGGCAGACATTGCCAAGACCATCAGGTTCCGCGACGCGACCAGTGGCGAAGACTTGGATTGGACGATTAAGCTTGCACGTGCAGGCTTCTTGCGCACCGAGTACCAGTCGGACGAGAGTCGTATCCACTATTTGTATGATATTGGCGACAGGCAAATGGCGGCCTCCACATTGTCATACCAGCGAACCGTGACCTACGAGAACCAGCTGCAGAATGTTCTGGTTCTCCCAAATGGCGAGCGCGTGCCTCGTCCTTCACAGACACCCCAATTCCGTCTCGGGGCTAGGGGATTCATGCGAACATAGTTTGTAGCATAGAAGCAATGCAGGTGTGGCTTATTGTCGCAGCAGGAGTTCTCGTTATCGGCGTACTGGTGTGGTACTTCTTGGTGCCTGGAAGGTCCGACACGACGATGGAGTCGATTATCCCGAACGGGCAGTCGGGAAAGTCAGAGACAACTCCGAGTGCTCATATCTTCCGTTCCTTCAATCAGCCAGATGGCGCGGTCTTTACCTACACATTCTGGATGTCGGTGAGTGACTTTACCTTCAATTACGGCCACCAGCGACCCATCTTTACAAAGAACGACGCCCCAGGCGTCTACTTGGACTCCACGTCCAATGCTCTACTCGTGAAGGTCAATACATACGGCGGTGGACAGGAGAGCATCCTGATCCCCAATATCCCTGCCCAGAAGTGGATTCACGTGGTGGTGGAGGTGAACCAGTACAGCTTGAACGTCTTCATCAATGGCATCCTGCGTCAGACACACACGCTGAACCAGCTGCCCCTGCAGAACACGGATTCGTTGGTGGTGGGGTCCAACCAGCACGGTTGGGACGGCACCATCTCGGGACTGACGTACTATTCTCGTACGCTGAAGCCTGAGGAGATTGAGAAGCTCGCGACACACGAGCCCTCTGCATCAGGGCTGATTCCCGTCATGCCCCCGTATTCAGACCTCGGGTGGTATATTGGTCCGTTTAAATCTTCCTAATGACTAAATGAGCTCAGGAGGCCGTCGCGGTATTGACGTTTCAGGGGTCGGTATCGGCCCACAGGTTGGTATCCTCGGGCAAGGCATGCGGATTCAAAATGCGTCCGATGTGACGTACCAGACCAAGGTTCAACTGATTTACACCACCAACAATGCAGTGTCAAATTCGGGTATTGCCGCATGGACGGGACGCAATGCGTTTCAGAGCCACACGCCGAACGGCACTGGATTCGTTCGTCAGTTCCTCAATGGATGGCGTGAATGCGACTGCTCGGGTGGCATTCCTCGCATGAGCACGGGTAACATTACTCCCTTTTCCTAGTCAGACCCTTGAGTTGCTTGCGCAGAGTGGTCTTCTTGTCCTTGTCACTGCCTGGCGCGTATGAGAAGAAGTTGGTGAGGAACTCGGTGCCGTTGCGGTTCTTGGACAGCTCCGAGTACAGCTTGGTCTTTTCCCGCAGCATTCCGTGCAGGTCCTCTTGCTTCCCCAAACAGTCGGTCGGTGTCAACAGCTTGAATCTCCGCTTCTGCGCGTGATGTGCCAACTCCATCAGCCGCTGGGCCACGCACAAGATGTGTTGCACCGTATCCTCGTCGACTCCCGAATACATGTATGCAAAGTAGAACTGCAAGACCGTCGGAATGCTCGCAATCTTGATACCGTCCGCGGTCTCATGATAGCTGTGGCACGCACGAGTCTCGTAGAAGCGATACACAGTTCCATCGGGCTCCTTGACCTCCGTGCACTCGGGCAGGATGGCGTCGGCGGCGATAACGTGTGTATTCTGACCGTGAGTCAACTTCTCAATGGTCTTGCGCTCAGCCAAGAAGGTCACGGGTGTCGTCCAACGCGTCTTGCCCGAGTGACGGGCCACTGCATTGAACCCGAGCAGAACAATCTCCTCCTCCTTCAGTACCTTGAGTACGCCCTTCTTGCGCTCGGTGGTCAGTGCCTCCTCTACAGATTCACCCTCCTTGATGCACTTCAGGGGGTACTTGTCGTTCAGAAGCATCATGCGCTTGTAGACCTTGTTCCAGCGCGATATATCGCCTTCGGGGCGGGAGAGCTCTAGGTATGTGGACATGCGCAGGAAGTTGGGCGTCACATAGTGAATGCCCTCCTTCTCGTACCCCTCAGCCCACAGACGGTCAAACAGCTGGGGGCTCATCTCCGACACGTCGGCCACGCCCGTGTAGTCAGCAAAAACCTTGAAGGTGCCAAGGTGGACGCCTGGCTTCACTTGGATGTCGGGGATTCCTGCAGCAAAGAGCTTGTCGGCAATCTCCATGGCATGAACCTGGGGAGTCTTGCTATAGAAGTCGTAGTCGGGCGTCTCGCGTGTAAAGTCGTAGAATCGGTCCTTCGGGTCCAACAGGTTGTTGATAGCCGTGCCACCGTAACACATGACGGGGTGCGACTTCAGGAAGGCCTCAACAATCACGATGGACTTCTTGATGTTCGGGTCCTCGGCAGCCTTCTTCTCCAGTTTCTTCAGCTGCTCTTCCGCGATCTTGTTGATCGTCGCGGTGTCGTCTCCCATTGTTAGTAGTCCGACAAAAATGGATTGCCTTTTCTTTTTTCCTTGTGAGGCAGCAAGATGCCCGGTCGTTACAATCTTCGTAAGCGCGGTGCCCAGTCGACGACATGGGTAAAGGACGAGACCCTCAAGCAGCCCGACTCCGAGTCTGAGGACGAGGACTATGTCCCTCCGTCGGAGTCCGAAGAGGAAGAGGCAGCAGACACGGACGACGAGGAGGAATCCGAAGAGGAATCCGAAGAGGAAGAGGTGGACTCCAGTTCTCTTCGTATCCCGAAGGGCGCCAAGGTGTCCGTCAAGCTGCACATCCACACCATTGCGGGTGGCAAGGGCGGGCGTATTGATGTGGAGGAAGAGTCAGAAGAGGAGTCGGATGAGTCGGATGAGGAGGACTTCATCGGACACCTGATGAACAAGTACGTGCACTCCGATCGCCGCGGAGGGCTCAAGCCGTCGTCACGCAAGCGCAAGGAACGGGAAGAGGAGCCTCCTGCGATGGATCTGAATGAGGATGAGGAGGAGTACTACGAGGACCTGTCCAAGTCCAAGCGCCGTCATCTCAACGAGAAGATGAAGAAGCTCTCCACACTCGTCGTGGATGGCGACGTGCCCTTCAAGTTCCGCGTCCTTGACATGGACGTGTCCGACAACATCAAGGCTTCGGTCATCAAGAAGATTGATAACCTCACGGAGATGTCCATGGAGGGCGAGGGATACAAGCTCCGTGCGTGGGTGGAGTCGTTTCTCCGCATCCCGTTCGGCAAGTGCGTGCCTCTGCCCGTGACCATCGCGGATGGACCCGAGAAGTGCTCGGCGTTCTTGGAGGACTCCACGAAGACACTGGACACGGCCGTCTATGGCATGGTGTCGGCCAAGACGCAGATCATGCAGATATTGGCCCAGTGGATGTCCAACCCATCATCCGTCGGCAATGTCATTGCACTGAAGGGTCCGATGGGAGTGGGCAAGACATCCTTTGCTCGCAACGGTGTGGCCAAGGTGCTCCAGCGGCCGTTTGAGTTCTTCTCGCTGGGTGGCGCCTCCGATGCATCCAACTTCGTGGGTCACTCCTACACCTACGAGGGCTCCACATGGGGTCGTATCGCCGATGCCGTCATGTCGGCTCGATGCATGAACCCTGTGCTGTACTTTGACGAGGTGGACAAGATTTCCACGACGGCCCATGGCGATGAGATTGCCAGCATGCTCATCCACTTGACGGACCGCTCGCAGAACAGCCAGTTCCACGACCGCTACTTTGCGGGAGTGGACTTTGACCTGTCCCAGTGCCTCTTCGTCTTCTCCTTCAACGACGAGTCCAAGATTCACCCTGTTCTGAAGGACCGCATGCAGGTCATTACGTGCTCTGGATATTCGTGGGAGGAGAAGGCATCCATTGTGCGCCAGTACATCTGGCCCCAGATCCTTGACCGTATCCAGCTGAAGGACCAGCTGACAATCGCAGAGGATGCTATCAAGTACCTGATTTCTGAGTTCTCCAAGGATGAGGAGGGTGTGCGCAACCTCATCCGCATTGTGGAGACGCTGGTGACCCGTATCAACCTCCTGCGCATCGCGGGTGAGACGACGGCCAAGAAGTACACGTTCTACACTCCCATCAAGCTGCCTCTGCTCATCACACCCGAGCTGTGCCGCCGTATCCTGGAGGACACGCTGCGGTCAGGAAACGAATCGTTCAGGCACATGTATACATAATGAAGGTCTTCTCCTTCTGTCTCTACGGCACAGAGCCCAATTACTACACGGGCCTGCTTGAGAACATCGCCATCATCAAGCAGTACTACCCAGACTTTTCAATTGTGGTCTACAAGGGCGAATGTGACCCGTCGTGGGTGTTGCCCGAGGGAGTGACGATTGACGTGACGAACCGCGCAGGCCCGATCAATGCCCTGCTCCGATACATTCCCTTGAACTACGCAGACGTCGGATTTGTCCGTGACGCAGACTCCCGCGTTGACGCACGGGACCGCTGGTGCATCGACCAGTTTTTGAAGTCCGACAAGTCCTACCACACCATTCGAGACCACTATTGGCACGCATCCAAGCTGATGGCGGGGACCTTTGGCTGGAAACGTCCAATGACCGTGATGCTGCCCACACACGAGGTCGCGTATGGATTTGACGAGCAGTTCCTTGCCCAATGTGTGTATGAATCTGTCAAGTCGGATATACTGGTCCACACATCGTACCGCGCACTCCAAGGAGAACACGCGGTCTGGATTGAGCGGCCCTTTGATTCGCCCACTGATTTCGTTGGCAATGTCATTTGGGATGGCAAGCCCAAGTTCGAGTACATGAAGGACATTCCCGCGATTGTATCGGAGCTCAGGTCCAATGACCAGTTTGAGATTGCCGTACGCCTGATGGAATCTGTCGACCCATGGTCCATTCCCTACAGTGTACGGGCACAGGTCTTTGAAGCCATGTTTACCTCGTGCTACTATACCGAGCGTATTGCCGAGGCGCAGACATGGCTGTCGCGATTTGAGTTCGCCGACCTTCATCCCCATATGGTGGTCAACTCCAACTATCTGCTCTCTCGGCTAGGCAGGGTCATTGCGTCCTTTGATGCGACTCGTGAACCTGCGGACGGAGAGGTGGTGATTGTGTACGGCAATTACCCAGACTGGCATCACGCCCTTCCTATCACTCGCAAGATGTACCGCCACGTGTCACTCTTTTCCCAGGTCGCCCACGACAGTGTGGAGTCGCACCCCTGCTGGAATGGAGTGGACATCATATACATCTTGAACTTGGATGGAAGGTCGGACCGATTCATGGAGACGATGGCATCCTTGGCCCGTGTGTCCGCACCCCTGCAGAAGGTCCACCACTACAAGGGAAAGAAGGACCTGCCGCCCTACGTGGGAGCAACCAAGAACCACGTGGACGTCATCAAGCACTTCCAAGAGTCGGGGCACTCTACGTGCCTGATTTTGGAAGACGACATTGTGTTTACCGACGACGTGTCCCGCATCCACTCGTCTATTGCGACCTTCTTTGAGCGCACCTACGACTATTCCATCTGTTTCCTGTCCCTCAGTCGGGTAGGCGATCGACTTCCGCACGATGACCTACTGTCGGAGACCAAGCAGCCTTGCACGACGTCCGCTGCGTACTTTTTGACGAAGCGGACGTCCCACGATGTGTTGGCGGTTGTGGATGAAGGCCTGCGGAAGATTGCGGTAGGCGAGGGATACCCGAACGAAGGGTGCATTGACACGTATTGGTGTGGCCGCCTGCCCCACATGTACTTCTTCAAGAACAAGCTGGCCTTCCAGCGTCCCTCGTGGTCAAATCTAAAGCAGTGTGTGGTTGCGTACTTAGACTGAGACCCAGTCCAGTGACGTGAATGGAATGTCAATTTGAGTAGGATTCGCGTCACAGAAACTCACGTAGCACGTCACCGTTGTGGGGTCGGACAACCGACACGACACGCAGTACTCTACGGCCGCCGAGCGGAACACGAACGGCAAGGTGATGCGGGTAATCTTGTCAATGGATTGGTGCTCAACAAAGAGATGGTAGTACTTGCGCGGCTTGGAATACTCAACCACATGGACCAGCGTCCAGAACTTGTCGCCAACCGAGATGGGGGGCGCGGATCCACAAAAAGCCGAGAAGAAGGGCGGTGCAGGAATGCTCTTGCGGATTCCCCCGCGATCAAGGACCTCAAAAGGAGACCACCCGTAGACCATCATGTCCGTGCCTTGGAAGGGCAGCCAGTTCTTCTCACACACCCTTCCGTGTGGAGACTCTAACACCCTGCACTCCGAATATGTCCCATCGGGGTTGTAGCGCCCCTGCAACAAGCGCACCTTCCCCTCTTCGTGCTCCTGTGTCGTTGCCACGAAGGAGAGACCGTTCGTACTGCGATACAACCGCAGGTCCTCGAGCCCTCGGACACAGGCCGAGAACTTGGGGAGTCCAACTGTCGTTTGGTCCATCTTTGCAACCACCTCCATGGTCTCCAAATTCACGTATGCATTCTCGGTCAGCACGGGGTCTCCGGGTGGGGTCTTGTACTCTCCGCCCTCCATCCAGTAGTTGATGTAGCGGACATTCGCAAGGGGGTAGTCGCACACAGAGATGGCTGTTGGGACGTACCCAAGGAAGGGCTTCGGGAGTCGCGAAAGGAGCTCGGTTTGGCGGGACCATACAGGTTGTGCGTAGAACTGGAAGTTGAAGATAACATTGTGTCGGTTGAAGTCTGACTTGAGCAGGTAGTCTACACAGGTACGCATCCCCTTCTTGCGGTCGGGTTGGACATAGAAGTCGAGAATGGTGGCCTCGTAATCGAATAGGTACTTGTATACATCCGTCTCCAAGAAGAGCGCGTCGCGGCTCAGTGGGACTTGGCGGCCGTCCAGCATGTACTGGTAGGCCTTGTAGTGCTTTGACTGCTCGCGGAAGTGCTTGGTCAGCTGGTAATGGGCCTCAGCCCGCGAAGGACGCAGAGCAATTGCCCGCTGCATCCACTCTTCAAACTTCGGGACGTTCTTCAGCTCCAGCCAGCACTTGGCGACCATGTAGTGGCTGTACCAAATCTCCTCTTCCCATCCTCCCGTGAGAATGCGCTTCTTGTACATCTTCCGCGCATCGTCCCAGCGACGCAAGCAATGATACGACTGGGCCAAGTAGAACATGGACCGCCCGTTCGTGGGGTCCTTCTTCAGGTCCTCTTCTAACAAGCGTATGTCACGCTCAAACTTGTCCGACTTACATCCACCGTCGTTGCGGTCGTCAATGAAACACACATCCCTGGGCAAGTGCGTGGTCGGCCCACTCCAGTACTCGTGCGTAACGCCGACACACTTCCAAGGGAAATCCATGCGGACCAAGCGAGTGTTCGGGTACTCAAGCGTCCCCGCGACCTGCACAACCGTGTATCCGGGATCCTGCAGGTTCTGTTCCTTCAGCTTTCCTGCCTTGAAGATCATGTCTGCGTCCAGAAGGAGTCCATATGTGTCCTTCAGGTCCCAGCACTGCTCCTTCAAATACGCCTGTGCACGTTGGAAGCTGACGGTACGATTGTATCCGAAATCCTTCCAAGGCTCAACCGTCACACATCCAATTTGGTTCTCAAGGAATCCCTCGGCAATCTCCACCGTGGTGTCGGCCGACCCAGTGTCCAAAATGCAGTAGGCATCCACGACGTCCTTGACCGCATCAAGGCATCGGAGTAGGATGGCAGACTCGTTCTTGACCATCAAGATAAGTACTATCTTCATCTGCGTCGGTTTACGGAATCCAGACTCCTCGTGTGTAAACAAATGAGCACTGACTTTGTGAAGCAGACGCTTCGTGAGAACTTGGCGCGCACATTGGTCCCCCATGTTGCTGACGGGTTTTGGAGCATCTACGACAATGCCAAGTCCGCGTGCGAGCGGAACAATCAGCCCGATCAGGTTCTGCGCACGTTCCAGAATCTGCTCACCC